GTGCCGGTCAGGACGTCCATGAGCATCGACAACGCGCCGGGCACTACCGACAGGTCGATGACCGCACCACTTGCCGGTAACGTGTCGGCCGATATCGACACCGCGCCGGGCACTACCGACAACTTGACGCCGGACATAGTGCCGGTCAGGACGTCCATGAGCATCGACAACGCGCCGGGCACTACGCCGAGGGAAACGGCCGCGGCCGTTGCCGCGAGGCGGGCCATGCTGATTGTGGCGTCCAACACGGCGGCGTTGACCGCCATCGCCGCCAGCACCCCGAAATTGCTCCCGTCCGCCGTCGACCCAATCGAATACGACCCCGACGCGCCGCACGACCGATACAACCCGCAGCCCACTATGTCATTCGTCGTATCACTCCCGCTCGCCCGCTCGTAAATCTCCGTCACCCCGCTATCCGGCGACCACGTCCTGATACCGTTCCTGATCCCCGCCCCGCCGATTAGCCATGCATCCGCCGTCCCCGTCGAGATGCTCGCCGCGTATGACGCCTTGTTGCCGGTGTCCGTCCCTGTGTTCCCCACCGGCGTCGTCTGATCCACCCCCGTCAGCGAGATAGCCGCAAGGCTAAACGCCTGCATCGTCACGCTCGTCGACACCGACACCGTGTAGGACGACCCGCCCGGCGGATTCACCAGATACCACACCTCCGTCCGCACATTACGGCTACTGCCCGATGACTCATTGGCGGCCGCCTGTGTCAACGACGTGCCGTTGTACGTCACCCCGGTCACCGACCAACTACCGGTTCCTGAGCGCATCCCCGTGAACACGACGGCCAGCAGGCGATGTGACCCGCCGCACGTGTGGCTCAGGGTATGCGGCCCGCTGCCGCTGCCGGATGTTTTTGTGTGACCGTCCAGTTCAATAGCCATAGTTATTTGTGTGCCGGGCGGCGCAGGAGGGGACGCCGCCCGGCGAGGAAACTACCGGCCCGGTTTGCTGCGAGCCTTCGATGGAGGCCGGTCGTCGCTAACGGTGGCGGCACTCGAAGAAGGAAGCTCCGCCGCCGGTATGCGATACTTGCGCATGTCGTTCGTGATGACGATCACCTCGCCCTCACGCTCGACCACTTGCATGATGTCGGCCGCGTCCATTTTTAGGTACGCGGCGACACGATTGACAAGATTGTCCATTGCCATGCCTTAGCCTGCGACGTTGCGCTTGCCGATGCCGCGCGGCCCGTTGACGCCCACAGCGAACTCGTCCCTTACCTTAATCGGCAGCGTGTCATTGGTGAACATCAGGCCGCTCGTCTCGGATACAACCGAGAAAAGTTCCGGCGCGGGATGTACCCGGCCGCCGGGGTTTTGGCTGTAGCTCATCTGAATGACCGGATACACGGCCGGGTCGACGATGTAGGCCCAGTCAGTGGCGTCAGTCCAGTTCGGTACAACGAGGGGAATCGGACGCGGGTCGGCAAAGCCGCGATCCTGCGCCTCAGGCGCGTAGGCCGTCGGCATGCCTTCGCCGTAGCCGAGAATGCTCAGCGCCGTGTCGTACAGTTCGGCCGGGACAAGCAGGAAGCGGGGGTAGATGCCCAGCACCGCGCCGCTGGTCAGTTCCGTGTGCTGGAAACACTCGGCCCGCGCGGCGCGCCATGCGGTCGCGTCGGTGCCGAGTGCCGTCGTTGCCAGATTGGTGTGGTCATTGTGGAACAGGGCTTTCGTGTCCTGTGCCAGCGTCGGGCCGACACCGGCCGCAGTGGTGAAAATGGCGCTAACGGCCGCCGAGCGTGTGCGGACAGCGGCATTGGCCAGTCCGCGCGGGATAGCCTGAAGCTGCATGAGGTCGCTGTTCTTGATCACCTCGCGGCTGATACCGACGTATGCGCCCTTCTTCACGAAGGCCGAGGTTTCCTTCACGTCACCGGGGTCGATTTCAGTGTACGCTCCTTTTTCGGCGACGGTGGGGAGATTGGTCAGACCGCCGACGGTGAGCCATTTCATGTCATGGAGCGTGCCGTTGTTGGCCTCAACCGACACGATGCGCTCGAACCAGCGCCAATGATCCATGCGCGCCATTTGCTGGACAATTACTTTGTTCATGGCGTCAACGGCCAGATTGGGCAGTGTGGCCGTGGTGGCACCGGCGAACATAATCATCGACGGGTCGAACACGCCGCGGAACTCGCTGTCGCCGGTCAGGGCGACGTACAACTGCGCAAAGTTGCGCATGTTGGCGGCCGGAACCTTGGCCCCGTCGACGCCGAACATCCAATCGACGATGTCGCGCGCCTCGTCTTTGGCGTCGGACACCTGGAACCGGCGCGGCGCTTGCCCGCCGATTTGCACGACGTTGGCCTCGGTCAGGGCCGCGAGCTCGGCACGAGCCTCGGCGACGGCTTTTTCCACCTCGCCGGGGTTGGCATACTGGCCGCGGCTGAGGCGCGTTTGCACCGCCGCCGGAAGGCCGGACGCCTGAATAATCGCCTGCGCCGCGCTCTTCTGCAGCGCGGTCAACCATTCGTTCGATTGCTGGACGGCGGCCGGTTGCTGAGCCGCGTCCGTGGAAACAGTCTTTTCATCCATTGGGACACTCTCCGTAGTTGCGGCTTTGGCCGCCATTTTAAACCGCGTCGCCGGTCTGATTTGGCGACGCTGTAGATAATGCGCGGCAAATACCCGCGCCTTGCTCTCGTCTATGTCGTACTCGTCGGCCAGCGGCCGGAACTCGGTCGGGATTGCCCCACCGTCGATAAACCGCTGCAGCATCTCGTCTAAGCCGTCGTGTGCGTCCAACACTGCGTAAACCTGCGCGGCCAGTTCGTTGGTCGTGCGACTGAATGCGGCAAACAAGCCGTCACGATTGGCTGCCGGTTCGTCGACGGCATCAACAGCGTGGGTTTCTACTATGCGCAGGGCGGGATGTTTGTCCCGCGCTCCTTCCGGTCGCACGCCGTCATCCGGCTGCTCGCTGCCGTCGCTCAGTACCCACGCGCCGTAGCCGTCAACGACTACGCTCATGCCGAACGCGGCCGGGTCTTCTTCGGCCAGCGTTTCGACATAATCTCGCAGGTCGCCATGCGGTGAACGGGCGGCGCTCTCGGCCAGATGCAAGTCGCCGATAACCCGGTCGCCGGTCACGCGAAAATTACGCATTCGACCAAGCAGTTTGCCCAAGCCGTCGGCCGACAAACCGGGATGGGTGAAGCGGCTTTTCAAACCGCTCGGCTTGCTGTTGGCAATGTCGGCAAACTGCTGCAGCGACACCTGATCCACCATGAGGCGGTGGCCGAGGGCCTCGACCGCTTGCATGGCGCTCGCGCCGTGGATTGTGTGTGTGTCACGATCCACTACGGCGGCATTGCTGTAAACGTTGAACCGCATCCGTTGCGGGTTGGTCATAATTCACTCTCCAAAATAATGCGACGCGGCGTCGGTCGCGTCTCAACCTGCACGGCGGTCGTTGGGATATTGATCACAACGCGCCGGGCATCACGGAACATGAGGTGCGCGCCGGGTATCACTATCCCGTTTACGGTCACGATGTCGCCGTCCGGCCCGCGTGATACGTGTATCGCGTTGGCGTGTATCGTTAGTGCCCATTGCCGTTTCTCCATATGCGCCCGATTGCCGACAGCGTTTCATCGTCGGTCAGGTCATCGTCGACCGGTTTATCGGCGACCGGCGGCGGGGCGGCGGCTTTCGCCTCGTCCAGTTCGTCGAGGATTGCCGTCACTTCCGTCGCGTCCATCGTCTCGGCCGCGAACTGGAAGAAGTGGCGCAATGTCCGCTCGCGCAAGGTGCGGCTGCCGGTCTTCAGCGCGGCGTCAAGCCCGTTGAACGCGGCCGCCATTTCACCGGCCGCCTCGGCCAGCAGCTTGTTGTCATCACGGCTCAGGTCGGGCAATGAGATAGTGATGAGGTCGCGGTTCGGCGTGCGCCGAGCCATGCCCGCGCCGTGGGCGCGAGTGTAGGCTACGTAGCACAAGTCGATGACCATGTCGGCCACCTCGCCCTGCCGCCGTCGCATGTGGCGTAGTGCCGTGCGCTCCATTGCCGTTGCCGTGGCGAGGTTGACATCCATGCTGTCGCCGTGCCAGTGAGGCGGCTGCCCCGCGCCGACGGCTATCATGATGCGCAATGCCTGGAGATCGTTGGCCGCGTCGGAGGCGTTGAGGGCGGGCGTCTTCATGTCCCATTCCTCGCCGTCATCGTGAACGATGATAGCGCCGGGGTTGGGTGGGTTGGCCTGATATTTTGCCCGCGTCGCGGCGACCGCTGCTTTGGGCACTTTCACAAACCAGTAGAATACCCGCGCGGCCCAGTTTAGCCGGACGCGATCCTCCAGCATCTTGCTGTATCGCAACAACCATGGCGTGACGGAGGTCAGGTCGCCCTCGCCCCACAATGCGCCCACCGGCCGGTTAATGGCGTAGTGGCACATCACCGCATCGGCCGCGACCGCGTCGGGATGGGCAGGTGACAGCCAGATGCGCGGTTCCTCGCCGGGGCCGCGCCGTTCGTGGTAGGCCAGTTCGGTTTCCCAGTCGTTATCGGCCGTTTCTATTTTGAGTATCAGTGACTTGGGGACGAGCCGGACGTAGCTCATGCCGTCGCCCGGATTGCGAAACAAAATGACGAACACGTCACCGGCACGGCTCAGTTCGTCGACTATTCCCGGCAGGCGCATCTCCATGCGGTTCTGCCGGTGCGCCCAGAATTGCTCGATAAACCGACCCATCACGCCCGGCGCCTCAGGCCTAAAACCGTCGCCGAGTACGTGGTCGGTTGTGATGTCGATGATGCGCTTGGCCTGCGGATGTTTGCGCCATGCCTCCAGCGCGTCGCTGTAGGCGCTCTGCATTTCTGTCCAGTCGCGGTCGTTGGCCCCGCCGCCGGTCGCCCATGCGCTCGTGCCGTCTTCCGGCAGGCCGACGGCAACAGGCGCGACGGCCAGTTCCGACCGCCCGCCTATTCCCGCTATCCACATGCCGATACGTTGCAGAATACCCATATCATTAAAAACAGAAAAAGCGCCTTACCCTGCGGCGATCAGGTCGCTCACAAACAGGTAAGGCGCTCAAGGCGCTCAAAAGAAGATATTCGATTGATGCTATTTTACAACGAACATGCGTTCTGAGTCAAGCAGCGAGATGTCGGTGTCAATAACGGCCGCTGTCATCGCCATGTACGTGGTCAGGTCAATGAGGTAGAACTGCCCCTTGGCCGATATCTCGACCAGCATGCGGGCCGGGTCGAACCGAAACAACAGGCGACCGTCGGGGCCGCGTACGTCTTGCCAGTTGCTCAAAACGCCAATGCCTCCAGCGGGTCGGGCATGTCGACATATGCCGTGACCGGCGTGGCGCCGGTGGCGGGGGCGAGATACGCGCCGACGTAACGCAATGCGTCGAGCCGGTGGTATTTCGATTTGTCGGCGATTGCCTCCAGCGGCCGGCCGCCCTCGTCGGTCATGCGGCTGTACGTGGCCAGTTCGTCGAGCGTGCCGGAACAGGTGTCGAACACCATTAGCCGGTCATCGGCAAACAGTGAGTGAACGCGGTTGATGCCGACCTCGACGTCCGATACGACGGGGCGGCGGATGTGCAATCCGGCGGCGCGGTACTCGTCACGCCATTGCTGTTCACCCGGTGCGCCGCCGAACGCCTCGCACTCACCCGGCTCACCGGCCATGAGCGCGGCGACGTGGTCGGCCGCCGTGCGCTCTCCGGCGTGGTAGTCGCGGTACAGGTACAAACGGCCGTCGGGCGCCTCGGCCAGCAAAACGGCCGCCGTGTTGATGCCACCAAAGTCGAGGCCGAGATAGCGCGGCCAGTCGGCGGGGATGGGGAACGGGCGGCAGGTGTGAACGTCGGGGTCGAACGATGCGTAGATGAGACCTGCCGGCCGGGTGAAGCGGGCGCGATAGAACATGTCGAAACGCCATGCCGGTAGCTCGCGCCGGGCGCGGTCGAACTCGGCGCGCGGGAACGCCGGATTCATGATGCTCTCAAAATGGATCAGGTCAATGTTGTCCCGGTTGTCCCAGAACTTTTCCTTTAACCAACCGTGGTAGTATGGCGTGGTCGTGATGAGCATCCGGCCCTCGTGGATACTGAGCCGTCGCATGATTGCCTCGTATGATTCAAGGCGAAATATCTGCTGGCCCGCCTCGTCGAGCCATGCCGCCCGCGCCGTCGATGATTCGAGGCTGTCGGGGTCGCTGGCATACCCGAACCATATGGTTGTCTTGTACGCGCGACCGGCATCGCCCCATAGCCGCCGCTGGCCCGCCTCGCTTATCTCAAAACGGCGCGTGGGGCTGCCGATGTAGCGGCCGAGTCCCAGGTATCCCTCAAACAGTTTACGGAACTCAGGCAGGGCTTTTTTATCCAGCAGGGCGAAAGTTGGGGTCACAACGAGGTAGTCGCCGGGGCCGCGCGTTTGCATCTCCCTGTGCAACCACGGCGGGCCGAACGTCGTTTTGCCGCCCTGCGTGCCGCTCAGTACGACCACAAACCGCTGGGCAGCGTTCCACGCCTCTATCTGGCCGGGATGGAAGTGGTACTGCAGCGTCCCGTCGCCGAGCAGGACGTAAAAGCCGTCACTCGTTGGGGTCATCCGGGGGCGGCACTATCTCGATACGCCGGGCGACGCTTTCGCCAAGTGACGTGATGTCTACCTGCGTCTTTTCGCCGTCAACATGGCGATAGAGCCAGCGCACAACGGCGAAATACTCGTCGATTGACTTTGATTCCATCATCCGGCCGTCGGGGAACGTCACCCGCCCTGTGGCAACGAATTCAGCCACCAGCGACGCAATCTGCCGCTTTGCCGCAATACGCCTACCGTCGGGCAGGTCGACCGTTTTGCCGAGTTCGGCCTGAAGGATCGCGGTTAACGCTCTCTCTTTCGGCGGTCGGCCGCGCGGATTGCCCGATTGTCCCGGTTCGTATCTCGCCATCTGATCATACCCTGTAAAATGTTTCAAAATGAAACATTTTTGAGTATTTTAGCACAGATGGACTAATGACACAACGTTGATTTTTACTTTACTTCTGCTGGCACGCGATACTAAAGCGCCAGCGGGCATTGATTCCCCTTACGTTTAGGGCATATACCGAGTTGTCAGGCAGCGATAGAGTGGTAGCGCTTGTAACGTAATCGGTGAATTCCTGCCGGCCGGTCGTATACACCTGGTTGCCCATTTTCGAGACCACGAACTCGACCGACGCCGGTCGCGTTGCGTCACTTTGCTTGCGTTCCTCTAAATAGTAGTATATACTACTACTATTACATGGTTTATGGTGAACGCTATAGAGGAGAGATGTCTATGTTGAAACGTGGTCAAACGGAAGGGAAGGTCAAGGTCGGGACATACCTTGACCATGCGCTTGTTGACCGGCTGAGAAAATCGGCCGCGGACAACAAGCGGGGGATTTCAGACGAGGTGTCCGTGGCGCTGGAATTTTATCTGGCCTACGGAACCGAGAGCGCCGCCAATCGATTGATAGCGGCATTGGAAAAGGCGGGCATTTCAACGGCCCAGGACATTTAAAAGAAAGCGGCCGAGGCGTTGCAGTCGCCCCGGCAGGTACAGGATAGCACCGGAAGAGCGAGTGAGCAATGAATACGAACGAATTCGACAAAACTGACTTTGAGAATGGCCATAAATTCGAATTAATGGTCTCGACGGCGCTGGAGGGCAAGGCCCCGGCCGGGTTCGACTGGGCGGCGTTTTACAAAACGTTTGGGCGGCAGGTCATGACGCCGCGAGAGATGGCTGTCCACATATGGCGCGGCTATTCGTTCACGCCGGTCTGGGCCACCGCGCGGCGTGAGGAGAATTTTGTCAGCGCCGGTCACATTGCGTTCGACTTTGACGCCGGCGACGAAACAAGCTCGCTTGACTACCTGATGCGCGTCGGCACGTTTGCATGGATGTTCGCCGCGTTCGGCTACTCCACGCCAAGCAGCACCTCCGACGCGCCCCGGTCACGGCTGGTCTTTGTCCTCGAATATCCGATCTACGAACCGAACGAATACCGGGCAGTGTACCAGGCCGTCGCCTGGTATATCGCCCGCGACGGCTCGCGCACCGATCCGGCATGTAAAGACCCACTGCGCCTGTACTACGGTTCCAAAAAATGCACCGTCGCCCCGAACTGGTCTGTGCTGGGTAAGGCAAGCATTGACGTTGTCATGGCTGAGTATAAAGCCGCCCATCCCGCCCCGGTGAAGCCGGTCAAGGCGACCGTGCCCGTCACGCCCAGCAATGGCATGAAAGCGGCCAAGCTCGCGCAGTTGGGCCGGGTCGTTAGCGCGGCGCGCGAGGGGGAACGTCACAACACGCTGCTAAAAATGGCCCGGCTCGGCGGCGGCTATATCGCGTCGGGCGCACTCGACGAGGTGGCAGTAGTGGCCGAGTTGTCGGCCGCCGCGCGTGGCTGGGGTGATGACGAGCGCGAAATCGAACGGGTAATCCGCGACGGCATCGCCAACGGCAAAGCCGAGCCGGTATCGTTCCAGCAGGCCGCCCCCCTAACGGAGATGTTCCAATGAGCCATACGCGCGACGGGATAGATGAATTCTCCGAGTACACCGAAGAGGAAACCGGTCGTGGGTGGCGCAAGCTCCGGCGGCGATTGAACGGCTACGAGTGGCTGGTATATGGCTCGAAGACCAACGACTATATCACGGCAATCAACGCAGCCGGTGTCGACCTCAAGCTAAATGACATGTCGGATCGGATCGAACTGGCCGACGGCCGCCCCATCAACGACTTTCAGGAGGCGGCGATTGTCAACCGCCTCCAGGACTACGGCATGGCCAACGCGGGCCGGATGCGCGACGCGATGAAAGAGGCCGCGCTCAGGAACAAGTATCACCCCGTGCGGGAATACCTGGAGGGCTTGACATGGGACGGCGGCAATCACTTCGACGCGCTCATGGGCAAACTGACCATGAGCAGCCCCTCGGCCACGGTGTTTTGGCGCAAGTGGCTAATCGGGTCAATCGCCAAGATATTGGACGCCCAGCAGAACTTTATGCTGGTGCTGCTGGGCGGGCAGGGTAAGGGGAAAAGCCGCCTGACCGAGTGGCTGTGCCCCTTGCCGCGCCTGTTCTACGAGGGGGCAATCAACCCCGATGACAAAGACAGCCTAATCCGCCTCATCAACAACTGGATATGGGAAGTGGCAGAACTCGACAGCACGACCAAGCGCAGCGAGCGGTCGGCGCTCAAGCATTTCATCACAACAAAAATGGTGAAGGTGCGAGTACCTTACGGTCACTACGACACGGAGAAACCGGCCGCGGCATCACTCATAGGGACAATCAACGAAGACGGTACGGGATTCCTTCACGACCCCACCGGAAACCGGCGTTTTGCCGTTGTTCACCTTGACGGCATCGACTGGAGCTACACCGGCATCGACAGGAATCAGTTATGGGCCGAGCTATATGCGGCATACAGGGCCGGGGAATCATGGGAACTAACGAACCATGAGCGGGAAGTCCAGAACAAAATCAACGCCGAGCACATGATGGTGTCGCCGCTTGAAGAGCTTCTGCTGCAGCACTACGAAATCGACCCGTCGCAAGCCGATAAATTCTCGGCGACGATGAGCATCCTAGAACGCCTCGGCAACCTCGGTTTACGCGGCGACCAGTTCAAGCTAAAGATGGAGCTAACGGCAATCCTGACCAAGTTCGGCCTGCCCCCCACGCAGAAAAGAACCGGCGCCGGTCGCGTCAGGGGTTATGGGGGCATCTGGTATAAGGACGGCATCGCGGTCGAGGTGGACATATGACCCCCATATATGGCGGTACTAAAAGGGCAAAAATGGCACGAACCGGCACGGAGGTGCGTGCCACCTGCGTGCCACCCTCGTGCCGGAAAGGGCAAAAAAGGGCCAAAATGGCACGAAGTGGCACGCAGGTGGCACGGACTGGCACGCACCTCCGTGCCGCATTTTGGGGCATTTTACAGAGTAAATCGGGCGGGTGGCACGGGTGGCACAACGGCACGAATGTTTGGCAGACTTCTGCGAGATGTAGGAAAACGCCCTTTTACCTACATCTCACAGACTTTATAGAAAAGGCCGTGCCGTCGTGGCACGGGTGCCACCCCTAAAAACACACCCCCATATATGGGGGGTACCAGGAGGCAAAAACAGCGAAAAAAACGAAGAACAAAGCGAAAACAAAACACATGGCGGCGGGGCCATTTCCCGCAAAATGAACGAGTAACAAACAACAAATGAGGAACGAAATGAATATCGAGAATAGCAGTTTTGGGGAATATCGCGGTACGACGGTCGGCATGGCGCAGGAGTCTCGCTGGCAGTATCCGGCCATCGGCTACAACGCCACCGCCGGTATTTTCTACGTCGGCGAGGACGAGGCGAAAGAACTGGCATTTACCCCATTTGCCTTGCGTCAATGCAAGGAAGTGACGGATACGAGCGGCCGCGTGCATCGCTACCCTATCCGCCAACGCAAAACAGAAATGGTGGAGGGCGACATGACGACCCGCGTGCAAGTTGTCGGGCTTGTCGGAGACGAGCTTTACGTCTTCGGCGCACGCTCATGGACGGCGCGGGCGGCGTGGCTTAACCCGCGTAGCGGCCAGTGGCACGACCCTCGTTTCGAGGTCGGCATCTGGTATCACCTCGACGATTACATCAAGCAGGTAAAGGTCGAAAAGGGGATTGCCACCGCGCCGCTGTGCTACCGGTTGAAACTGGTAGCGGGCGACGCGATTGAACTGTCCAGCGCTGCCAACTCAAAACAGCGCGCGAAAGGTTGCCCCATCAAAGCCTTGTCGCTGGCCTTCGTCGGTGCGGAGGCCGCCCAGCGCAACGAACAACTGTACATCGACGAGGCGCTCGACGAGTGGATAGCGGAGTGGAACGCCCCGGCCGTGAGCGACGCGGCCGCCGGAACTGACACACACACCTCCGCGCCCCTCCACCCGGCAACCGAGACCGCCGACGAGATGATCCCGTTCTAGGTTTGTTATCGGCGGGGCCGGGCACTTACCCGGCCCCGCCGCCCTGAGAGGGACGCATGAAAAGCAAAACCAAGCCGGCCAAGCCGGTCGAAATTGTAACCGACGAAACGCAGCACGTCCCACGCTGTCCCCAGTGCCGCGAGCCGATTGCGGTACAGGCGACGGTAGAGAGGTTCAACGAGCCCTACAAGTGGGAATTTTGGGGCCGCCCGTCCGAGCGCTGGATCAAGTGCCGGGGCAATCAGGGCGGGCACAACTATGTCCATTTTGTAACGCTGGTCAACGGCGCGGCCAGCCACCGGCTGGCATGGGTAGTCGCGCCGCGCATTACAACACACGAACAGATGGAGCTAATGCCATGACAACAATCCTGTTGATTTTAGTCATTCTCGCCGCCGTCATCATGGCCTGGAGCTTGTGTCGCGTGGCGCGGTATATACCCGATGACGTGCGAGAGGACACGGGGGAATATGATGAGTAACCTGCTACTGGCGGCGACGATGCTAACGGCAACCGGCTACGCAAGCCGCTATGACCCCGGCGTGTTCGAGACGGTCGTCAACCACCGCTTTGCGAACGGCTGGTGGCGCAACGAGCCGCCTGCGGACTGGAACATGGTAGCCGGATACGCGGCGACGACCGATTGCAATCAGGTCGGCAAGGTGCTGCTGATGCGTCCGGTCGGCGCGACCACGTGGGAGCGCGTGCTGGTGGCCGACTGCGCCGGGGCCGACGGCACGCTCGATTGGATGCTGGCTAACAACATCGTAGCCGAGCTTGATTACAACCTGTTCACGCGCTGGGCAGACGGGCATGGCGTGCCGCTGGAGATAGAGATGCGCCCGGCCGGGGTGCGCGATTATGTAATGAGGTGGATAGCATGACAAAAACGATAGACGAACTACAGGCCGAGGTAATCCGGCTCAACGGCGAACTGGCAACCGCCCGCGCCTATATCGCCGCGCTGGAGCGAGCCGCCGCCGCAATGACCGCAAAGCGCGTCCTGAGTGACGCCCACATCAATGCGCTGGTCGACGGCTACCCGGCCTACGACGCGACAATCGAGGCAGAGCAATGAGCACAAGCGAAGGCGTACTGAAAGCGCCGTTCCCGTGGTTCGGCGGCAAGTCGAAAATTGCCAACGAGGTGTGGCGCCGGTTCGGCGACGTACCGAACTACGTCGAGCCGTTCTTCGCTAGCGGCGCAGTACTGCTCGGTCGCCCGCCGGTTGACGGGAATCGCACCGAGACGGTGAACGACGCTGACGGCCACCTTGCCAACTTCTGGCGGTCAGTGGCCCGCGACCCGGAAGGCGTCGCCTACCACGCCGATTGGCCCGCCCTTGAACTTGACCTTCACGCACGCGGTGATTGGCTTTACTACCGCCCTGACACGCTGGACTGGATAGAGCAACTCCGCGCCGACCCGGATTATTATGACATTAAGAGTGCCGGGTGGTGGGTGTGGTTTGTCAGCAACTGGATCGGCGGGCTGCCCAGTGCCACCGAATCGCAGATAAAGGGGTGGAAGGAGCGGCTGCCGGACTGGGTGGAACCGGTTGACCGCACGGGCATGGCTAAACG